GAGATTCTGATTTCGCAAGATCTGCGCTTCGTGCTGTACGTAATAACGTGGTTGGCACTGGCATCAAGATGCAAGCGCAGGTAAGTATGCAACGCGGGGGGAGGCTAGCGGAAGATATCAATAGCAAGATTGAGCAGGAATGGGCCTACTGGGGTTGCGCTAAACGATGTAATACTGCAGGCAAATTAAGCTGGTATGACATCCAGCGGTTGTCTATTGCATCAATACTGGAATCTGGCGAAGTATTTATAAGATTTGTAAAGCAACCTTTTGGCGGCAGCAAAGTGCCATTTGGCCTTGAGGTGATTGAATCAGACCTACTGGATGATGACTATAGCGGCATTGAAAAGAATGGTAATGAGGTGCGAATGGGTGTTGAGATAGATAAGTGGGGGCGCCCTGTCGCTTATCACTTCTATGACTACCACCCTGGTGATTATTTATTCAGTTATGCGCAAAAAGCAGCTAAGAAGCGCGTTCGTATCCCTGCAGAAGATGTTCTGCATTTGTATCTGATTGAACGCCCCGGCCAGACAAGGGGCATCAGTGCATTTGCATCAGCAATCTTGCGCTTGCGCAACCTCAGTGGTTATGAGGAGGCGGAGATTGTAGCTGCTCGCGCTAGCAGCAGCATGATGGGATTTGTAAAGACACCTGACCAAGAACTGTTTGAAGATGGCACCCAAGATAACGAGTCAGTGCTTGATTTCTCGCCTGGGAGCATAAGGCGATTGGCGCCAGGAGAGGAGATGCAGTTTTTTACACCCAACCGCCCTGATGATGCATTTACACCATTTGTTCAGCAAATGCTTCGCGCTGTAGCGGCTGGCATTGGTTGTTCTTACACGCAGGTATCAAGCGACTTCTCACAAAGCAACTACAGCTCATCGCGGCTTGAGCTGATTGAAACCAGAGCGCATTACAAAACTTTACAGCAATATTTGATCGAGTCTTTATGCGAGATGGTGTACGAAAAGTGGATGGATATGGCAGTAATGAGCGGTGTGTTGGATCTGCCTGGGTTTGATAGCAACCCAGAGCGTTATTACGCAAACAAGTGGATTGCACCCGCATCACAGTTTGTTGATCCGCAAAAAGAAGCTGCTGCATATAAAGATTTAATCCGCAGCGGGATCATGACGTTATCGCAAGTGATAGCACTGCATGGCGGTGATTTCGAGGATCAAATGCGGCAACGGCAGCATGAACTAGCGGTAGCTGATGAGCTTGGCATCGTATTAGACACAGACCCTTCACAGGTTTCAAGTAACGGCATCTCACAACCTATGCCTAACCCACCAACAGAACATCCGTTAGAGCATGAGGCAGAGGAAGAAGAATCAGAGGAGGATGCAAGCTAATGGCAAAAGTAGGTAGCAAAACTATTGATCTAAGCCCAACGGAAGGGATGAAGACAGAAGCGCAACGCTACCGCAACTGGAAAAAAGAAGGTGAGGCCGGCGGTACTGAAGTGGCGGCGGCAAGAGCTAGTCAGATTTTGTCAGGAGACGAACTAAGCCCTGGCGTAGTTATAGAGATGAATGCATGGTTCGCTAGGCATGAGGTAGATAAACAAGGCCAAGGATTCAAGGTCGGGACTGAAGGGTATCCTTCACCGGGTCGGGTAGCATGGGCGGCATGGGGAGGCGACTCCGGTCAATCTTGGAGCAACATGAAATCAACCGCTATCAAAAACGCAGAGGATCGCACAATGGATGATGCAACAGAAGATCGCGCAGAACCCAACGGCTTAAAAACCGGCGATTTTGTTGAGTGGGGCAGCAGTGGCGGGACTGCTCGCGGCAAAATCACACGCATTCTTAGGGATGGCACCCTTGAAGTCCCCGATTCTTCTTTCAGTATCACCGCAACAGAAGAAGATCCAGCAGCTTTAATTCGTATCTATCGTCAAGGCGATGATGGCTATGAAGAAACTGACCGTCTGGTAGGCCATAAATTCTCAACGCTAAGCAAAATTGCAGCATTGCGATTCTTTGATGGTAAGACAGTAACTCGCTCTGTGAGTACTGAATTTAAGATGGCGGATGAAGATGACCGCACTCTTGAGTTTCCTTTTGCCAGCGAAAAGCCAGTAGAGCGTTACTACGGCATGGAAGTGCTAAGCATGGATGAGAAATCCATGGATTTAACCAGACTCAATGATGGTGCACCACTGCTTTATCAACACGACGCAGATCGCATTATTGGTGTAGTGCAAAAGGCGTATATCAAAAACAAAAGAGCTTATGCGAAAGTAAAGCTCGCCAACAACGAGCTTGGCCGTGAAATGCAAGAATTAATAAAAGATGGGATTATGCGTAATGTAAGTTTTGGTTATAAGATTACGCAGATGGAAACTGATGAGTCAACCTCACCTGTGACTTATCGCGCAACAGGATTCGAGCCCTTCGAACTTTCTCTCGTGACGGTCCCAGCGGATTCTTCCGTTGGGATAGGCCGTGCCTTCTATCATAAAGAAGTCACGGAAGCGGCCTCAGCCGTTCAAAAACAACCTACCGGAGTAACAACAGTGGATCAAACCCTCAACCTTGAGGCTGTCCGCGCTGAGGCCGCTCAGGCCAAAGCAAAGGAAGCCGCCGAGATGATTGCTCTTGGGCAACGCACCAAGAACATGGAAATGGCTTCAGAGTTTATTGCTAACTCCCGTGGCCTTGAAGAGTTGCGTTCTGCGCTCCTTGAGAAAATGGGCGTACAAGAAAAGCCTTTGAATCCTTCTGATGCAGAGATTGGCCTGAACGAAAAAGAGAAGCGCAACTTCTCCTTTGTTCGCGCTCTCAATGCAATGGCTCATCCCAATAGCCCTGAAGCGCAAAAAGCTGCTGCTTTTGAAATTGAAGTTAGCCGCGCTGCACAAAAGCAGTCTGGCAAGGAAGCCCGTGGCATCCTGATCCCTGCTGATGTACTTGGCTATGGCCGCCGCGACCTAACCGTAGGTAGCGCATCTGCTGGTGGCGATTTGGTCGCAACTGAGCTGATGAGCGAAAGCTTCATCGATCTGCTGCGTAAAGCTTTAGTACTGCAAGGTGCTGGCGCGACAATCATGACTGGCCTTCAAGGCATGGTTGCTCTTCCACGTCAATCAGGCGGTGCAACTGTTTACCACGTTGCAGAATCCAGCAGCATCACCGAATCAGCTTTAACAGTTGATCAGGTAACAATGCAGCCACGCACAATTGGTGCTCTCACCGATTATTCGCGTCGCCTGTTGCTGCAATCCAGCATCGACATTGAGAACCTTATCCGTCGCGATCTTGCTCAAAGCATTGCTATTGAGGTAGAGAACCAAGCGATCAATGGCACCGGCACCGGCTCTTATCCACTAGGCATTTTGAATGTCACTGGGATTAACACTGAGTCTGGCGTTGCTGCTTTCAGCGACTATGTAAATGCTGAGGCAAGTCTTAGCACCGACAACGCATTGCTGGGCAGCCTTGGTTATCTGATGAACTCTGCATTACGCGGAACTCTGAAGACTACCGAAAAAGCCACCACCACCAATGGCGTATTTGTTTACGAAGCTGACAACACCATCAATGGTTATTCAGCTTATGTATCCAACTCAATGCCAAACTCCACCGCGATCTTCGCTAACTTCAGCGACATCCTGATGGGCTTCTGGAGTGGTTTGGACATTATGGTTGATCCTTACACCGGATCAGCTTCCGGCACCGTTCGTGTGGTTGCCATGCAGGACTACGACATCGCAATTCGTCATCCTGAGTCCATCTGCAAACTGTCCTGATAACTGAGGAGTAGCAATGCGTATTGAGATTCTGCGAAACACTATTGTTGACCTGCAACAGGTGAATGTTGGTGATTTCGTTGAAACCGATTTAAGATCAGCTTTGCTCTTAATCGGCATCAAGAAAGCTATTGCTGCTCCTCTTCCACAGGAAGTAATTGTTACGACTGAGCCTGATCCGCTACCTACCAACCCAATCCCAAAACGGAGAAAAGCTAATGATTCACAACCTCGGATCCAAGACTTATCTAGCGAGCCTGCTTCCTGCATTAGCCCGCACAGCCACAGCTAACGGCACTGGCGTTGACCTGCAAGGATCTAATGACGCTGAAGGCGAAGCAGTTGTAATTCTTGATTGCGCGGCAGCAGGCGCGGGCACCAGCCCCACCTACAACGTGAAAATTCAAGATTCTGCTGACAACAGCACATTCGCTGACGTTACTGGTGCAACTTTTACTGAAGTTACATCTACTGCGTCACAGCAAAAGCTAACAATCAACAGTAACGACGTTCGCCGTTATGTTCGCGCTGTAGCAACTATTGGTGGCACAAGCTCACCATCCTTTGTTGCTTCCGTGACCTTGCTTTACGGCAAGAAGTACGGTAACTAACCGCCATGGCGATATCTGATACGCTGGCATTCCTAAATACTGATGAATTTGGCGTTACTTGCCAAATTGGTCAAAGTGCTAGTTTTGTTGGCGTATTGGATTCCCCAACGGATTTAATTGCTGGCGGAATGGCATTGTCTAGGGAGTATTTGCTATTAGCAAAAACTTCTGATGTCAGTGCCACCGTTCGCGGTACTGCTATTACTGTTGCCGGCGCTTCGTACACGGTACGCGAGAATCGACCGATTGACGATGGGCTATTTTCTGAACTATTGCTTAGCAAGGTGTAGCAATGGCTGATACACGCCGCGAATTAATTCTTGCAAGGTTAAAAACAAACCTTGATGCAATCACAGGTGCCACCTGCTACCGCAGCCGAGTAGAGCCACTGGCTCGCGGGGAGGCACCAGCAATAATCTTGGAGCCGGTTACAGACCAGCCGGCAGAAGTCTTCCCTACCGTCTTGCAGTGGATGCTGCGGGTTAGGGTCACTGTGATCGTGCGAGCAGATACACCAGATGACGCTTCAGACGTGTATTCGCAACAAGTGCATAATTTAATTATGAGCGATCCAACGGTTAATGGGTATGCGTTAGACATTGACCCAGATCGCGTAGAATTTAGTTTGTTTGAAGCTGACGTGCCGCTTGGTATTATAAGTATGGACTTTTTGATAAGGTATCGTTCTGGCCGAACCAACCTCACTTCCGCGAGCTAAAATGATTGAGAAAACACAACCGCTTAAGCCTGTCCCCAACCCTGGCGTTGGGGGGACATATCTTTTTGATCCTTTGACAGGCAGCCTTACACTGTTAGAAGAAACCGCTCTCCCAGGAACAACTCCAAATGGCAAAGCTTTACCGGAAAAGGACAGTCCTGATCAAGGCTGAGTCAACCTACGGCACGGATTCAGCCCCGACCGGCACTGATGCTTGCCAAGTGCGCAACTTGGAGGTCACCCCTGCTGAATCTGATATATTAAGCCGCGATTTGGTCCGCCCATATTTGGGCGCATCACCTCAGCTAATCGCAAACACTAGGGTAACCGTTACTTTTGATGTTGAATATTCCGGCTCTGGCACTGCTGGCACCGCCCCACGATATGGAGCGTTGCTAAAAGCTTGCGGCTTTAGCGAAACTGTTGTGGCAAGCACCAGCGTGACTTATGCGCCAGTATCAGCAAGCTTTAGCTCTGTTAGTATTTATTACTCAACCGATGGCATACGCCATAAGGTAACTGGTGCGCGTGGAACCTACTCATTAAACCTGACTGCTAATCAAATCCCAGTCATTAACTTTACGATGACCGGGCAATATGTAGCACCTACTGATACAGCAGATCCAACCCCAACATTTACAGCTCAAGCAACACCAAGGATCTTCAACGATACAAACACAACCGCATTTACTTTGTTTAGCGAAACTGATTTGCCTTTGCAAAGCTGTCAGCTTGATGTTGGCAATGAGGTTGTCTACCGCGAGTTGGTTAACAGCAATAAAGAAATCCTGATCGTAGATCGGGCTGGTAGCGGCACCTTGATGATTGAAGCGCCAACCTTGGCTAGTCATGATTTCTTTGCTGATGCGGTTGCTTCTACAACAGGCAACTTGTCAATTACCCATGGCGCAACTGCTGGCAACATTATTACGCTTGCTTCGGCTGCTAACGCAATAAGCCTTGGGTCTCCTACTTACTCAGAAGACACCGGCACTGTTATGCTAAACCTGCCGTTTACACTGGTGCCCGGCTCCAGCGGTAACGACGAGTTCACACTGGCTTACACCTAACCCTTTATGGCATTTGTCCTTAAGAAAACCGCTTCTTATAAGTGGCCGGTAAAGGTGGAGACACCTGCAGATGGCGGAACGTTTGATAAGCAAACGTTTGATGCGATCTTCAAGAAGATAGGCCGTACAGCTTTCAATGCATTAATCGATAAAGGCGATGACGTTTTTATTGATGGCATCCTTGAAGGCTGGGACGGGATCTTAGATGAAGATGGTAAAGTCATCCCATTCACTGAGAAGTCGAAAAAAGAACTATGTGATGATTCATGCTTTACAAAAGCAGTGATCAAAGCATATGCAGATAGCATCTTAGGGGAACCGGCAAAAAACTAAGAGATGCCGCGCTGTATTGGTGCGGCGCTACAGAAGCAGGAGAAGAAGAAACTGAAGACGATTTAAAAGCGTTAGGTATGATGCCTGACGCTATTGCTGAAATGCAATCGCGCAAGGAGAAAAAAGATTTTGAGGTATGGGAAGAAAACTGGGATATCGTAGGCATGTTTCTAAGGATGCAAACCCAATGGCAAGCGGGGATGTCTGGCGCGACTGGGTTCAACTACCAAAGCTTAGAATGGCTATGTAAGCTGTATGCAGTAAAAGACCTAGTCGCAATGTTTGAAGGGGTGCAGCTTATGGAAATGGCAGCCCTATCCGCAATACACAGCAAAAACAAATGAGCACCATCACCTCTGAAATCAGGCTTCGCATCAGGGCTGAGGGCGATAAAGTTTTAGCGGATTTAGGTACAAAACTTAATAGTCTTGCCAATCAAGCAACATTATCAAGTAATAATTTCAAAGGGCTTGCTGACGAATTAAAAAAAGTACAACAAACAACAATACAAAGCGCAAGAAATATAAAAGATTATTCCGCTTCATGGCGTGAGTTAGCGTCTAGCGTTGATATCTCAAGTAAAGAATTTAAGCAAGCGACAGCAGAAGCAGCACAGCTTGATGCGCAGTTAGCCAAGCTCCAAGGTACAAGCGTCCGCACGGCAGCAGCAGTACAAACTGCTATGAGAGGCCCCGTCACAGGCGGCACTGCCGGCGCAGGCATCATGGGCAAGCCTGCAGCAAAGCTTGAGCCTTATTTACGCTTAGGGTTCGAGACGCTTGACCCTGAATTTCACCGTAAACGTCAAGAAAATGCGCAGGATAAGCAAGGCAACATTCTTGGGCAATTCAATCAACCACAATTTTTAGACTATGGAGCCACGGACAAGGCATTAGGAAATCTTCAAGACAGCTTACAGAATGTACGTGATATAGAAAACAGATCAAAGATAGAACGACTCGAATTGCAAGAAAAATATAATAATTTAGAAATTCAAAAACAAGACCAACACGCCGCAAAAGTATTAGCAAAAGACAGGCAAAATGCGGAGATTGGAGGAAGGGATTTTATGCAAAGGTTGGAAAATAGGGAAAAACAACAATCTCAACGCCGCCAACGTTTCGCTGGTGCTGCACAAACCGCTGGTGCGATTGCGGCATCTGGTGTATTTGGCGGACCTGAAGGGTTGATTGGCGCAGGCATTGGTGCATTTGCCGGGCCGCAAGGCGCTTTGGTTGGCGGTGCTATCGGCGCCCAAGTTGGGATGGCGCGACAGGCGCTAGGCGCTACTGGCGAGTATGTCGCTGAATTGTCTAAATTACGCATTGCGTTATCTGGCGTCAGCAAAGACCAAGCTGATTATGAAAAGAATCTTGGGTCTATAACCAGACTTAGCAATCAATTTTTGATACCACTTAAAGATACAACTCAGCAATATACCAAGCTGCAGGCAAGCGTTGTCGGCGCTGGGATGCAAAGCAAAGTAACGGAAACAGTCTTTAGAGGTATATCGGCTGCAACTCTTGCTACTGGCGGCACAGTAGAAGATTTAAATGCTTCACTAAGAGCTACCGCCCAAGTATTTAGTAAAGGAAAAGTATCAGCAGAAGAATTAAGGCAGCAAATTGGCGAGAGGTTACCAGGCGCGTTTACAATTTTTGCTTCCTCTATAGGTAAAACTCCACAAGAATTAGACAAAGCGTTAGAAGACGGAAAAGTTACGCTAGAAGATTTTGAGAAATTCTCTAAAGAATTATTTAGAAGATACGGTAAAACAGCAGAAATTATTGCACAAGCACCACAAAATGCAGGCGCGAGATTGAACCTTGAATTAGATAAAATAACCGCAACAATTGGTCGATTTACGCAACCTATTGGCGCAGTGTTTCAAACATTAGGCGCGGAAATGTTGAAAGGTTTAACTCCAGTTTTGGAAGCCTTGGCTAATATAATTGACGCTCCAAAGCAAATTGCAAGCGAAAGGTTAAAACAAATCGATAGGCAGCTAAAAGTCTTAAAAAGCGATTTAAAAGCAGCGGAAGGATTGCCTGAGCTAGGTGGTGGCGTTGGCAATGTACAACGAGCAATAAAAACGCAAAAACGCGAAAACATTAAAAGTCTTGAAGCCGAAAGATTGCTTAATACAGAAACAGCTAAGCAAACAGGAGCTGCAGTAGAAGACACTAAATTACAAAAGAAATTAGAAGAAGATCGTAAAGTTACAAGTGCTCGCGAGAAAGCTTTAATCTCATTGCGTGAGCTAGAACAAAAAACAATTAATGATTTAGCTGACTTGAGAGAAAAGCAGATACAGCGTGCTCTTGACTTAGAACGTAAGATTTCGGATCAACGCTTAAAAGCTGAACGTGATCTTCAAGATGCAACTAAACAATTTCAAGACTCTCAACAAGACTTTCAGTACACTACAAAATTAGGTGATTTACGAAGTTCTGGACAAAGTACTGACGCGCTTAAAGCCGCAAAAGACGCAAGCGACATTACTCGCGATTCACAGAAAGCAATAACGCAATTGCAACGCAACAGAGACGATCAAACTCAAGAACGCGAACGCACATTAGAAAACTTTAAGAAAACCAATGCAGAAGAAGTTGGTCGCATACAATTAAATTACACAAGACAAAGCAGCAATATTATTGAGAAAGCTGGCGATTCAGTACAAAAATCTCTGCAAGCTGGTACAGATTATTTTGTAAAAGGATTAGGCGCTCAAATGAAAATTTTTGCCCGGACATTTATTCGAGCAAAACTTGGCCTTCCCCCAGAAGATTTAACGCCAGCACCTGACGTAGTATTACCACAACCTACTCAAGCGCCTCGACCACAAGTTCAGCAATTTGTTCGCAAACCTAACGACAAACCAAACCAGCTAGCGAATAGTGCTACTGCTGGCGTAGGAAGGATAATACCAGAAAGTGCAACACGAGTTGCTGTCTCACCATTTCGTAGGGTAGAAAACGCAAGCGCACAGCTAGGGACTACGGCAAACGCAGCGAATGCTCAACAAATACTAAACGAACGTCAACAAGCTTTAAATAAATTTAACAACCAAAAAGATGAGTATTTAAAACCTTCAGTTCAGCAAACAGAATCACTAAAAGGGCAAGTGGCTGATATGCAAAGAATAAATGAGTTAATTCGTGGCGGAACATTACCAGCATTAGCTGAAGAATATTTGCAAATTGAAAAAAGTGGTCAAAAAAGAAAAGAGCAACTTGAACCTCTTAGAGACGAAATTACAAAAAGCGAAACGCTAAAAGGATTAACTGGGCAACAACTTGCGGACAAAGATTCTTTATTGTTAAAAATAAACGATTCAATCGCAGGAGTTGATGCGGAGGTAGCAGCTACAAAAGCCTTAGTAGCTGAGACCCAAAGACTAAAAACAGAAAAAGAAAAAATTAGACAAACAACAGATCAAATTGCTGAAAGCTTAGGTAGTGGCGTCGGCCAAGCAATTGATTTACTTATTGAAGGATCAGAAGATTTAAGCGCATCATTGCAAAACATTGCTTCTAATATCTTAAAAGATATTGCAAAACAAATTTCTCAAACTTTTGTTGTACAACCTCTTGTCTCAGGTTTAAAAACTGTGCTTGGCAATTTGTTTGCTGGCGGTGGCGTCATGACCGAAATGGGGCCGATGCCATTAAAAAAATACGCCAGAGGTGGCGTTGCGACGGGACCGCAGATGGCTTTGTATGGCGAGGGCAGCCAGAACGAAGCATATGTACCATTGCCTGATGGCCGTCGCATCCCGGTGGCAATGCAGGGCAGTGGAGGTGGCTCAACCAGCGTTGTGGTTAATGTTGATGCCAGCGGTAGTAAAGTAGAAGGCGATTCACCTAAAGGTGAGCAACTTGGTCGTGCTTTAAGCCAAGCGGTGCAGCAGGAACTACTGAAACAAAAACGACCTGGAGGGTTATTGAGCTGATGCCAACGTTTACTTTTGTCTCAGATTTTGGTGCAGCAATTAGCAGCAAGCCTGCAGTCACAGCTTTTAAATTTGGTGATGGCTACGAAAAACGTCAAGCATTTGGTATTAATCAAAACTTAAAAAGCTGGTCTTTACAATTTAGCAATCGCACCAATACTGACGCTGATAGCATCGAGGCGTTCCTTGACGCACGGGCTGGTGTTGAATCATTTGATTGGACAGCACCATCTGGTGGCGCCTACAAATATGTGTGCCGGGAGTGGAGCCGTACGTTAGAAAACTATAATAACAATACAATCCAAGCGACATTCGAGCAAGTAGCAGAACCATGACCGTACCAGTATCTGAACTACAAAAGCTGGCACCATCAGCAATTATTGAATTGTTTGAGATACATCTGGTTACTGCAATACATGGCGCTAATACTGTATTCAGGTTTCATGCTGGCACTAATGCAATAAATAATGGCAATATTGTATGGGCTGGGAATAGCTACCAAGCATTCCCAGTTGAAGCAACAGGATTTGAGTACAACGGCAACGGCCAACTGCCACGGCCAAGGTTGATAATTAGTAACGTCTTGCGGTTTGTGACTAGCATCTTGCTTGTGGTAAATGAAACCAGCCCAGGCAAT